AAAACTGGATTGTATGGTCTCTCATAAAAATTAGTTAAAACAAGATTTTTTACACTTTGTTTTACTGCTTCACGATTTACCAAAGCCTTGACATTACCAGTAACTGGATGAGCAGTAAACTTTAAAGGTATATCTTTAAATACTGGTTCTTTAAGTTCAGGCATGTTATTTCTCTTTTGTTTTTATTATTTATAAAACTACTCTGCGAGTATACTGTTATTGGATCCCCATTCACCAGCTGGTTTTGGAACTGCGCTACGAGTTGCTTGTTCTATACTGACTGAGAAATTATTTCCTTCTTTCGTAAATGTCCCCTCTGGACCGGAAGCATTTGGTAGCCCATTTCTGACAAATTTGATACATGCGTCAGCAAGCTGCTGCCAATTATTTGCATTCCATTTTTCAGGATCTCTGGCTACTAAATTTTCCCTTGCTGAATCACTTAGATCATTTATCGCTTTAATTCTTTGATACGCAAATGAGAATATACCAAACACCTTAGAAACAACATATTCCTCAAAGGTTAACTGAGTTGGAAACATTGCTGGTTTCCAATAACCATCGCCCTTTTTGGTAAATACTATTGGTCTCGTTTCATAATCATCAACATTCATCTTCACTTTTCGTTTCAGTTTGACGATATCTTTGAACAAATCTGGCCAATCTACAGTAGTAGTTGTGGGAGCTTCTGCTTTTGGTTTTTGAGCAGGTTTTTCTGTCGCAGCTACATTTGGAGGAAGCAGTTTTTTATCTTCAGGCGTAATATTAGCAGGAACCGTCTCATCTTTCACTGGCTTAACTTCCTCTTCTTTTTTTGAAGGAGGAGGCGTTGGTATTTTTTTAGCATCAGTAACTGGAACCTTTGGTTTCTCGCCTTTTTTGATAGGATTGTATGCAATAATTTTACCAGTATCATCTCGTTGCGGTTCAACATCGAAGTTCGGAACCTCCTTGCAAGGATCGAATCCAAGAGGATTAGACTTCAACTTATTAACGAGATCATCAATATTAACATCTGGAATATCACCAAATTTTTCTTTTATTGAATCCAGTTGATTTGAAAAGCTGATAGGATTGGTCAACTGCCCAAGAAGTTTATTGATCTCAACCTGTAAATTCGGTAGCTCTGCTTTTATTTCAGGAATCAATTCTTCCATTTTACCTTGCATTGCGAAAAGCTGATTTTGTAGATCTCCTTGGATACTACTTAAACTACCAGCAATACCCTTTCCCTGAGATGTCAATTCTCCTAGTTTCTTTTCGACATCAAGCATTGCATTGTCAATACCTTGAATCTTAAGATCAACTCCACAGAGATCTAATTTAACTGGTATAGCCATCTATTTCTCCTATGGCGCCGTTGGTGTTTCGGGTGTGGAGCAATCCTCATCGCCTGTACGAGCTGGGTCGGTTGAGCATGAATAGTCAGTACCAGCATCGTGCCTTGCATATGTGTCTGCCTTGATATAGATTTTTCTATCACCAACATGAGTGAATGAGTTGACACCGCCATACTGTGTATAGTGAGTTGAGCCAAACGTAACGTGAGAAGCACCAGTGACTTGTTCTTTTAATGTGCTATCAAAGTCCATTGTCGCCGCTCCTCCGACTTTTAGATCATATGTACTACCAGAAGCAATACCCATCTTTTGCCCAGAACCCATATTTAAATTTTTGATTGTAACAATATCTGTATTTGAAAGTACGGTTGTTTTGCTATTGACGAATACAGTTTTGACTTCGTTCTTTTTGATTTGGATCTTATTATCTTTACCGATCGTTTCAGTATAAGAACCATCAACGATTGTCTTTCTATCGCCAGACACACGCATAGTTTTGTTGCCATTGATCTGCGTAAACTCGTCGCTCATCACCTCTTTCTTATCATTACCTTGTATCTTTACCACTCGGTCGCCACGAACCGTAACGTATTGGTTGCCATCAACTTCTGTGTAGTGATCGCCTTGAACATATAACTTTGCATTACCCTTAACAGTAATCGATTGTTGCCCTTGAATATAAATGTTTTCATCACTGATTACAATTTCGTAGTTCTTACCAACTACCTTTGTGACACGAGTACCATCGGGCTGAATTTCTTCGAAGGTTCCTGTTTTATGATATTGATGGATTCTTTCAACGCCAGCAGTATCATCTATTTCAAATACATGACCAGATTCTGACTTGTGAACGTGGTTATATGGATACGATGAGCTAGTTGTGATATTATCTGGATATTCATTTACAGTTTCACCGCCATATCTGGGATTCGGTTCTTCCCAGGTTGGTCTTGTATCTTCTACATCATTTTCATCTAGAGCATAATCTGCAGTGTATCGTTCGCCAAGCGAATCAGTATCGGGTGCGGTTGCTGTTGGAACCTTACCAAGACTCGATTTGGCTGCTCTTTTATTTACAAGCGTGTTGTCTTCTTCTGCATCATCCCGAGCAAGTAATGGTGTATCGGGCGCATTAAGAACTTTTGGATAAACAGCTGCTGGATCAAAAAACCCCTTTGGAGTGTCTGTCCCCTCAGTTGGAATGCCAGCCAATGTGCCCATGATCACTGGTCTTTGTGCTTCTGCACCATCAGCAAAAAAACCGATTACCCAAGTACCTTCTAAAATGCCTGTTGCGCTTTTACCTATACCTCCAAGAGCAGCGGATGTGATATCTTGTATTGGTTGGGCCCATGGCAAATCTGCCGTAGGTAGTTCAGATAAATTATCTGTGTGCCAACCATAACAACGTACTCGCACACGACCAAGTTCTAGAGGGTCAGCACGATCCTCTACAACTCCATACCACCATACAAATTCTTCACCTAAGTTTTTCATTCTTCTGATTCCATATCATCTGTAGTCAATTTTACTTCCTCGCCGACAACGTCTTTGGCGTATACATCTTTTACACATTCCATAACAGTAAAAAAGTTTTCATCTGCACTATTGATATTATGTCTTACAGCTGTAACAAGAAAACGATTGCCAAATAATAAATTATCTTTCCCCATATAAAGATCATTTTGAGTGTTTTGTGGAATGTGTAAATTTACAACATTCCCAATTTCAATTGTAGTATTACCAGGAATTGTAACTTCAAGAACAATGTTATTTAATTGCAATCTAGATGCATGATCATATTTTAAAAAGTTATGTAATCTTCTTGGGTTTCGTATTTGCGGATCAGTGTTTTTAGCATTACTCAAAAGTGGATTATTTTGATATTCATTACCAATATTACTCATAATATATAATGTTTTTGTTGTACCAGCATCATTAGCATAAATTGATTTTTTCGAAAACAAAGATTTATTTTTCTCTGTGTGACTGATACTATTAAAATTTTTACTGTAAGTAAAATTATCTGTAGTAAATCTTTTTAGAATAGGATCAATTGTTTCGACATTATGAAATAACATTCCTGTTGAAAATCTTTCTAATGTGTCAAATTGTCTAAGTCTAGTAACATTCATAATAATTTGGTATGGTTTAATACCTGACTCTTTTTTGTCTTGTCCTTCTAATGCTGCATCAGCAAGATAAAAATCATCTACTTTATTTTGAGTTAGCAAATAATCAAGAGTTTTAAAATGCCAGCCATTGTACCCTTCATAAAAACAAAAGTTTGATGCTAGACTCGCATCTTCATATTCTGTTGTTTGCGAAGGAGTACTGTATTTGTTAAAATCATAAGTATTAATAAAACCTCTACTTTTTCCTTGTGTTTCAGTTGTCACTTGACGAATTGCATTAAAAGGATTGACATTAGGAAAAACAATAGATTGACTGTTTGATGAATCTTGTAAGAATAGTTTCTTTTCACGAACAATACCAAATTCTTCCTCTGGTTTTAAAAAAGAAGAGTATATTGATTTAATAATATTATCGCCAGTTAAATCTACATATGATTTGTTTACGGATTTTCTTCCATTATTAATTAGTTCCAAAGAACAACCACACAATACAAATGCTTCTGATTGTCTAGAAATTTGATTTCTATCTTTTACACTGTATACTCGAAAAGAATATTGTAACAATTCCTCTGTTCTTGGCGTCTTAAATCGAATAATTAAAAGTTCATCACCAACAATTGGTGCCATTTCAATTAGACCTTTGGAGTCTAAAATAGCAAGTTCACAATAAGAACCATACTGATATAAATCATGAAAAATAACAAACTCTTGAGCAACACCCTCAAGAGGAACAACTGTTCCATTGTATGTTATTAAATCGATGCTTCTTACATCAACATCATTTCGCTTTGCCATTATTCAAAAATACTTTCTACTTCTGTCAATAATAATGATAGATAATCTCTATGAAGAATTTTTAAATTTCTCTTTGCATCATTGAGTTCTACCTCATATGTGTATGAGTCTACTTCTCTCTTTTCCCCTATAGGCAACGCGGCGTATGTTGTGCTATCAACATTTATTTTTTTCTCAGGGATAATTGTACCATCATATAAAATTTCATTTGATTGATATATCCATTCATAGTGATGGACTTGCTGTTGTGCAGTTTCCACAGCGCCATATTTTGATTTTATAAAATTAACAAATTCTTGATAATCCAAAGGCAAGTCATATTGTGGGTCTATAATGTTATTTGTCAACATAATTACCCAATCTAATGAAACATCACCATAATATCTATCAGCAACAAATTGCAATGTATGCCCCTCTTGTAAGTTGTGACTGTGAAATAATACTGTTTTATTATTTAAAGCATCTAAAACTTTAAAACGCGCAAGAGGATTTTGAATTACTTTATTTGCACCATTTTTCAATAAATCATATTGAATTGTTGGATGGTTTCGAAAGTAGAAAGCCATTGTATTTTACCTGTTTGAATTTAGAATGGATTGTTTGGTCAATGTTGTGACTTCTTGGAATGATAAACCAATTTGAATTGATACCGGAACCTTGTATGTTGTATCATTGTCATCTACAACAGAATCTTGTTTGGTGAAATATAAAGGTTGTCCTTCTGCATGGTAATTAACAGAAACATTTTTGAGTACAGATGGACCGATATTAAATAAAAACTTATCATGATGAAATTCAATATCAAATTGTTCGGGGTAATCATAGAAAAACTGAAGAACGCCGCCTGCAGTTTGACTAGATATTTCACTTGGTGCTGAGTAATATTTCAATAATTTGATAATATTTAATATCGATACTGATTCTTTAAAATCTTTTGCGACAACTTTCCAGGAAAACTCATGCATTCTAAATTCTGGTTGGGAATACAATACCGCCATATATGGATTTCTTGCTAATCCAGCACCACCTAAAGCGCCTTGACCATAAGGAGTTGCACCAGCTGCTCCAGCTAAGGAATAAACACCATATGCAGCAGCGCCTTGTACAACTCTTTCTCCTTGTTTTCCAGTTTTTGGTAATGCATTATATAAAGCATTCCCAATAGTTTTAGTAGCCTTTACACCAGCATCTATTACTTTTCCAAAATCTAAATTAATTGCACCTGCAATGAAGTTTCCTGTCTCTGTACCAAGTTTTTCAACAGTGCTCCTCATTTCACTGCCCTTGTTAGCAAGAACGTTGCCAATTGGACCAAGTGCTTCAGCATTATATGTTTGATTGTACGCTGTTGCTAAATTCAATGGTAAAGGTAAGAATATTCTAGCAATGTCTTTTTCTGTTGTGTAATCATTGACTTGCCTTAATGTGGTATACTGTCTGTCAATGACACGTATTGCCATCCAATGGTCAACCTCAACAATATTACTTGGGAAATAGAAAGAATCAGCGCTTGAGGATGCACCTAAAGCTGCTTCTAGATCACTCTTATGTTCATTCGTTTTATAAGAATTAAATTCAGAATTTAAAATTTCTGAAGGTTTTTTTGAAGCTGGTCTGCCATTTGCCATAGAATAAATACCTTAAAACATGGTTTTTTATTATTTATAATGAAATACGATCAAGGAAGATTTAAACCCAGAAACCCAAACAAGTACAAAGGAGACCCAACCAATATTATTTACAGAAGTGGTTGGGAACGGAAGTTTGCGAACTGGTGTGATCTAAATGAGGCTGTCATACAGTGGCAGTCAGAGGAATTTTTTATTCCATACAAAAACCCAATTGATGGTAAGTACCATCGATATTTTCCAGATTTTCTTGTCAAGATAAAAACCGCTGAAGGTGTTTTGGAAACTTGGGTGGTTGAAATTAAACCAATGAATCAAGTCAAGGAACCAAAAATACAAACTCGAAAAACAAAAAAATATATCACAGAAGTCAAGACATATGCAATCAATCGGTACAAATGGGATTATGCTTTGGAATGGTGTAAAGATAGAGGCTACAAGTTCATTATACTTACAGAAAAAGAATTGAATATTTAATATAAATAATCAAAAGGAGTACTGTTTTGGTAGCATATATCTTTGATAAAATTCTAACACAAGGCGTGAGAGCAGGGCAAATACCAGCGCGTACTGATGCCTCTCGTAGTTGGTTTAGAGATAAAGCAGCTGGTACTAAAATTACACCAAACAGGATAGTTGCTACTGCTGCACAAAGAGAAGGTGGATCTGCCGCACTAAGTAGAATGATACCTGGAGAAAATGGTATTGGTAGAATGTATATGTTTTTTTATGATCCAAAACATAAACAAACTCTACCATACTATGATAGATTTCCTCTTATCTTTAAAGTCAAAGATGTAGAGGGTGGTTTTATTGGTTTAAACTTACATTATTTACCACCAGTGTTACGCGCAAAACTAATGGATGCATTGTATAGCATAGCGAGTGATACAAGATATGATGAGAATACAAAAATAAAATTGAGTTATGATATATTAAAAGCATCAGCAAAATACAAATGGTTTAAACCAACATTGAAAAAGTATTTAAACAACCATGTACGATCCAGATTTATTCTTGTTGATTCAGTTGAATGGGACATGGCATTATTCTTACCAACAGAAAGATTTGCTAAATCAAATAAACAAAGAGTCTGGAAAGACAGCAGGGCACTAATCTAATGGCATTTAACGTCAATCAATTCCAAGCAGAGATGACCAAAAACGGAATCGCTAAGACAAGCGATTTCGAAGTTGAGATTACAGGAGCACCAGTATCTGGTAATGTTCTTGAACCAAGTCAATTATCTCTTGGTTCGATTCTCTCGAATCCAGTTGGTACTGTTACCGATGCTGTTGGTGATTTTCTTGGTGGTATCTTTGGTACAGGAACTGGTGGTGCAAGATCAATGTCGTTTAGAATTGATTCTGTGACTTTCCCACAGCGGTCTCTTGCGCGTATCGATTACAAAGATTACGGTGCACCATATAATATTGGTAGTCTTGCAAACTATGTTAATATCGATTTCTCTGTTATTCTCAGCCCAGATTTAAGAGAGCGTGAGTTCTTCATGCAATGGCAAGATCGTGTTACAGGTAATCATAGAACAGGCGGTTCCAACTTTGATATCGGTTACTACGATCAGTATGTACTCAAACAAGGATTTACAATTTATCAACTGAATCCAAATGGGCAAAGAACATACGCTATTCGTCTTGTTGATTGTTATCCAGAACAGATTGCATCATTATCTGGAAACTGGAGCACGACCGACGTACAAAAACAAAACGTCACAATGGCATATAGATACTTTACTGAAGAAAGACTTGAAACATCATTCACCTTTGATGCTGATAATGTATTGTCTGCGTTTAATGCTGCTAAAAATCTACCAAACCAA